ACTCCAAAATATTTAACCTTTACCCCCTTAAACTCATTGGCAGCATCACCTGAAATCAAATTTTGTGTTTCTTTTTGTTTTTCTTTAATCTCTTTAACTAACTGTTCATGTCTTCCTTGGTCGTTTTCCTGTAAATAAACACCGGTTTCAAATAATACACTCACATTTTCTTCTGTGCTAATATATTCTGTATTTTTTATATAATTCAACATACGACCTGACAAAATACGTTCTAATGTTGTTAATACTGTAATTCTGGTGGGTTGTCTTTCCCATACTTTAAAACCTTCCAACTGAAGAATTGTTTGGACCATATGTGAAGTATCACCCGAGAATTTAATTATCTGTAAAATCCGTTTGTGAACATCCTTTTCTTCATTAAATAAATACTGGGCCTGTGCAAACATTGGTAAAATATTTGTATCTACTATTTCAGCGTCTTCGTCTCTTCTTGAAGAAATAAATAATTTAGGGTCTTTTATATGTTCTATAATCTCGTCAGCGCATATAGATTGTGTTACAGTCCATGGTTGTGGATCTGATACTCCAGGCCATAGTCCACCTTTACTTGCCATAAACTCTTCACTTAACCCATCAGTTTCTCCGAGTTCTAATGCCCATTGATTAAATGTAAAATATATATTATTATCATTTACACTAAATATTTTATATTTAGGTGTACGTCCTTTCTCAAATGAAGTAAATTCTATAGTTCTTAAATATGCTATGGCTTGCCATGGTACACCTTTGGCTCTGCGTTCTTCTATAGAAAAACTTAGATAACAAAACACCATCGTTAACTGCCAAACAAAATTTGTAACAAATAAATTTATCTCATTTGGATTTGTTAAATTAGGCGGTGCGGTGCCCTCTTTTTTTCCTAGTATCGTTTTAATATATTTGTAAATTAGAAGACTATATTTTGTATGATACCAAGGCCTTGATGGATTATGCTCATCTCCCGTACCGTTACTCCAGCGTGCATCTTCATTAGCACCATCTTTAGCCATAATAGTTGAATCTATATAATCTTTATCTGGTATAGGAGGATCTTCATCTACACCCTCGGTTGGTAGATTATAATCTAATGGGACAATTCTGTCATTTTTAGCATCTCTTTTTGGTGTCCCAGCCGAATCAATATGATTCGAAACAGTTGGCATATGTGTAGTTATTAACTGTTTTCCAGCATCATGTATAGTTTGGAACAAAAATGATTTATTCGTTGCGTAAGATTCTTCCTTTGTCATGTCTTCCTTTTTAAACATTACATTATGTATAAAATTACCTGTATCTTTTGATATATTAGAAGCAGTTCCTCCGAATGATTGTAATTCATCATTATCATCCAGATACCAAAATTTTCTGCTGGGATTTTTTTTATCTTTTAATTCCTGAACTCCAAAATATTTTACATTATCATAAATCCCTTTTTGTTTTAGATACCAAACATATCTATCTTCACCACTAACACCGGCGGGTATATCTGAAAAATAATCGGTCGTTACATTTGCAAGTGATTTATCAAATAAAAAATCGTGGGCAGAATCTAAATTAAAAATCCCTTTATCTGCGTCATTAATATTACTATTATTAAGTAAAGTTATAATTTTATCTTTAAACTCTGTTTTTGATAATCCTAAATCTACCATTATATAATACTATTATAAAAAATATAATATCTATAAACTAATCTATAAACTAATCTATAATTAATTGTACTTAATCCACTTATTCTCTTCATAGTCTCTAAGAAGACCGTGCATTACATTAAAAATCACTTCATCCATTTCTATCTTTCCATCAACAAGTAGATTTAGCCAGTTAATCATTTCCTCGTGGAAGGTTTTCCAAAACTGTTCTTCCTGTCCCTCGAAAAGGAATGTAATATCTTTAAATTCTATACCATTATTAAATAGTTGACCATACGAATCAAAGTGATGTATACAGACGTTGTTGTTTAGACGGACTGAAACAAACAATTCTGAGCGCAAACCAAGGTTGTTCTTGTTGGGTTCCATGTTGTTGTGTGTGTGTATTTATATATATATTAAAAAAATTATTCAATTTTATTTATCTAATTTAATCAATTTAGTTAGTTTTCTATTATTCAAATGCAAGTTCCTCATTATCACCGATATTTTCCCAACAAATATTTTTAAACAATATACCAGCATGCTTACCTTTAGTATATTTAGATTTCATACTGGTTTGTAGTTCTTTTCTAGAAGGTGTTTTACCAGAACCATAAGCAGATTTGAACCATTCCAAAAACTGTGTAAATGCCTCGTCAATATGGATAGATTCACCCTTAGTTTCCTTGATACGTTCCGAGAAGAACTGAGAGCAAGGATCACTATTATTCTTATATTCGTTCGTGTTTTCTTTAACACTCGCTGGTTCATAGATACCTTCTTTCTTGTAGATTTTATATTCTTCTAGTAGAATCCACATAAATGCTTCAGGCCAGTGTTCCATTTTACGACTCAATTCATCATCAATAGGGAATTCAAAGTTGTTGTTAGGGTCTGGGTTATCTACAAACCGAGACCTAAATTCAAGGTTCCTAATACGCCTCCAAGTACCATCATCGATTTCCGATACTTCTGGTTTGTTATTACAGGTAAGAACGAGTTTAAATTGTGGATAGAACTCGATAGGGTCTTTATGCAAAGCTCTTGCTGTAATTTTATCACCACCAGTAAGTTCCTTCATAAGACCGATATTTAGTTTTTCTCCCTTTTCTGGTTCCTGTAGAACAGCAAACCTCTTACCCTTTGAACCAGCAAGATTAGGTGTAGCTGTTTCAGCAGCGGCACGTGTCTTTGTAAGAAGTGCTGAAGGGAATGTTGTAGTGTAGTCACCAAATGTTTTCTGAAACAATTCAATCAACTTAGATTTACCATTACCACCAGAACCGGACCACATATGAAACTTTTGTCCCTTAATCTCACCGTCAAGGAAACTAGATAGCAACCTAATCGCATATTCACGCTCATCTTTAACAGGTAGAATCTGGTGTAGGAATGCACGAACCTCCTGGACCTGAGGGTGAAAGTTATCAAAGTCTAGTAGATAGTTTATCTTTGTAGAGTATTTGATGTAATCTTCAGAAATACCATCACGGAATGTATTATTCTCTAGGTCAAAGACACCATTCTCAAACCCAATCAACTTAGTTTTGATATCAAGCTCAGCTTCAAAATCTTCGAGATAAAACAATTCCTGACATTCGGTCATTACCTGTGCCTTGAATGGTGTTTTCTGAAGTTTATCAATCAACCCATGAATAGTTTTTATCCTTTTTTCCATTTCATCGAAATCTGGATCATCACTATCAAGATTATTCTGCCTATTACTAAACTCAAGACGAAGTTTTGTAAATTCTTTAAGAATAATAGTTGAAATACGTTTTTTTAGTTCAATACCCTCATCAAGAATTTTCCAGCGGTGGTTAGAGAAATGATACCATCCTGTCTTCTTATGAGCATAGACAAACTCATCTTTAAACATCTGATACATTACCATCGCAACCGCATAAGGTGTACCATTAAGACTTTTGTAGAGGTATTTCCTAAGATCATTTTTAGTAAGTTCAGCATATGCCTCTGGATTATCTTCTTTAGCCCACATATAGAGTGTTCCTAGACCAAGACCCTGATTATCCATATAAGGCCATTCCTGTTCACATTCACCATCTTTAAATTTAGGTGACTTTTTACTAAATGTAATCCAGATAGGAAGTAGCCTGTCATCAATATTATGCAAACACCAACCAAGGTTTTGCCACTCATTGTAATTATTTGCTCTGTCTAAAGAAAGAATATCAATAATTTTTTTGATTTTATCAAGATTTTCATTAAAATTAGTATTAATTCTTGATGGACTTTTCTTTTTCTTATTCCTAATAACAGGGCGTTGCTGCTTCTTTAGACGTTCCTTCTGAGGAATTGCCTGATACATCTTTGTAATCTCTTCATGTTTCTCATCCTTAATTAGTGTAATATCTTTCTTTTGCTTGTTCCTAATACTCATTAGGTCCAACAATTTACGATGACTATATTTACCCACATCAATCAACTTAAGATTGGTGTTAAATGATTCATAGATTTTTGTTAGCTTATAGGCCTCGCAGTTAGGTTTGCGACTACCATACATCTGCCAGTTATTTTTCTCAATAACACAAATATCGATAACATCTTCAATCGAATTAGTAATACCAAGCTTAGATAGAATATCCTTAACACGCTCATTGTTAATCATCTTATATCGAAGAATATACTGAATCATAGGAAGAGTAAGTAGTTTAGGTATAATAATATGAATACCATCCTTTACTATTTTCTTTTCTTTGTCTACTTTAGGTTTTGTCTTTTCTAAAACAAAGATTTCAATATGTCCTTTAATATTTAGTAGTTCTTTTGCCTCTTCTAAATAGCATTTTAGGTATTCAACAATAAACTCATCGTTATATTTCCTAACACTATCTTCTAGATTAAACCTAAAATCTAAATCAATCAAAACTGGTGAAAATTCATTGTGTTTTTCTGTAAGATAGGCTTCTTTACCTTGTTCAAAAACATCTCTATGGTAAATATCTAGAAAATTATCATACTTGTCGTCGGGAATAGTAAATGAACCACCATAATGGACTGGATGGTTTGGAATAATAGTATGTGTGAATTCTGGTTTATCATTTCTCTTATATTTATTGAGAAATGATTTCAAAGTTGGGACAATCGGTTTTGCGATTTTTGTAGAAGTCATATTAATTTAATAATACATTTTATTAATTTTATAAATTCAAATTTTTATTTAAATATAATTATATATATCTATAAATGAATTCTACTAAACGAATTCTTAATGACATTAAGAACTATACCAATAGTGATTTAAAGGATAATGGTATTTTTTGTGAATTTAGTGAAAATAATATTTATAATGTAAAAGTTCTAATCATAGGGAATAATGATACTCCATATGAAAAGGGTTACTATTTATTTAATCTTACTTTTCCACCAGATTATCCATTTAATCCGCCTAAGGTTACTTATTGCACACAGGGAAATAATATTAGATTTAATCCAAATCTATATACAAATGGAAAAGTTTGTGTTTCTATTCTAAATACATGGGATGGTCCTGGATGGACTGCTGTCTGTTCTTTAAATTCGGTTCTTTTGTCTCTACAATCTTTACTTAATGAAAATCCTATACAAAATGAACCAGGATGGGGTGCTATGGGAATTGATGATACACGGGCAAAACAATATAATGAAGTTATAAAATATAGCAATCTATATATTGCTGTTCTAAAGAATATTATTCAACCACCAGAAGGATTTGAATGTTTTAAACCTATTATGAAAGAATTATTTATTAAAAATAAAGACTTTTTTTTGGATTATATAGAAACAACAAAATCTATAGATAATTCTTTATTGAGGTCTCAGATTTATGGACTATTTATTAAAGTAAATTATAATTTTTGTATAAAACAATATAATTTATTAGTACCTAAAGTGAAAATATCTAAACGTAAAGCTCCGAATAAAAATTCGAATTTATTTGAAGTTGACTATGAACAAATCTCAGAGAATGACGATAAACTATATGTTGTTTCGCTAACAAAAACAAATAAAAAAAGATGGAAATTAAAAAATAATAATAAAATTGAAATTTAAAGTATAGTTTATATTATATACAACAATATGCAGTTCTGTGAAAATTGTGAAAATATGCTTTACTATAAAATTGTCAATGAAGATATAAAAGATCCGGAATCAGATATGGTTGAATCAAAAGAGAAACTAAGTTATTATTGTAGATGTTGTGGTAATACCGACGATACTATAAAACCTAAAGAAAATAGTGTTTACTCAATTAACTTTAATACAGATGGTATCAAAAAGGAATCTATAATTAATCAATATACTCATCATGACCCATCACTTCCAAAAACAATTGGTATCAAGTGTCCTAATAAGAATTGTCCTGCTAAAACTCCTAATATTATTTACATTAACTATGATGAAACAAATATGAAATATATTTATATGTGTCTAGACTGCCATAAAAGTAAAATCGAACCTAATGTCTGGTAATTAGTATTATTTATAAAATTGATTTATAAATATTTTTTATTATAAAATAATATGTCTTCTAATATCATTACCGAACCGACATTTGTTGATAACAACGATTTTCTCAAAAACTACCATACCCTAAAACTAAGTAACGTTACAACCAACAAACTATCTAAATATGAAAGAACTGCTGTTTTGGGTATACGTGCAACTCAACTAAGTATGGGAGCACAACCTTTTATTGACCCACCTAAATATATGACTTGTGTAGTAGAAATTGCCGAACTAGAACTAGACAAACATAAAACACCTTTCATTATTGAAAGAGATCTTAACACAAAAAAAGAATACTGGAAAATAGAAGATATGATTGTTTAATTTAATACATACCATTATTTAATAGTCTATTTGGTTCAAATTCATCATTAAATTCCTTCGGGGCTTTAGTTACATTTTTTATTTCATTACTATTATCATCATGTATTATACGCTGATATGGGTTTAAATCTTCTTCATAGCCATTTTCCCATATAAGATTTATTGTATTATATTCTAAATTCTGGTTTAACTTTTTTAAAGCTCTAACCTGCTGTAATCTATCATAAATATCTTTACCTATCGCATCACTCATCATTTTTTTACTATCTATTATCTGTTTGAATCGCATATCTTTAAAAGTAATAATTATATTCAAAGAACCCATAAAAAATTCAATATCTACCTCTACTAAATCAAATAGTTCTTTGTTAGTAATTTTATTAGATGATTTGTTTAACAATTTTTTTATATCCATTAAATCTGCCGGATTTAGCGAATCTATAATATATTTCATAGAAATATTCGCCAATACTTCCTTAGTACAATCTTTACACTCATTTACATCAGAAATCCTTACCTTGAGCGTTTCTTCCTCTCCTTTCTCATTCTTTATCTCATTCTCTATTATATTATTTACACCTGCTTCATCTACCACATTTTCTACTACTTCATTTTCTAGTATATTATTTATTTTATCATTTACAGAAACATCTGCAACAAAGGAATTCATTATATCACTATTTACTTTATTTATTTTAGAACTATTAACGTTATTAGAAAATTTATTTATTTTATACATAAGAATTGATATTAATACCAATAAACATAGGGTAATAACTTGTTTCATTATTATTATATAATATATTATTCTAATAATTTACAAGAGAAATATAATTCAGAATAATTCCAGGTTAGTTTTTCTGCCGAAATAGGTTCATTATTATCAATATCATATTGTTCAGCTATATCCATATTTTTATTGATATTCATAACAAAATATATTATTGTTTTAGAACTATTCTTATATTTTATATTATTCTCTGTTTTATAGATATATAGATAAAACTGAGCTATAGACAAAGAACAAATAATCCATATATGACCATTATAGTATTTATCATTACTATATCTTCCGACCATACCATAGGTCTCACCTTTATATCTTTGTTTAAAATCATTTGTAATAGTTTCTGCTATTTTTTTGAAATTACTTAATCCAATAGAATATAATATAGTTTTATCGAAATCTATATGGGTTAATGCCATTATAACCGAAGTATCATTTAATTTTTGTATATTCCCATATGTATCAAAAGAAGAAATAATACCATTCTCTGATTTATGATGATTAATTTTCATTAGCATATCATCTAATATATTATTTATCCAATTATAGTTATAATCTTTATAAACAAGATTTATAAAATTAGAATATTCTTTTACAAATTTAAATTGTACCACCCTTGTATAAAAATGCCACCCATATAGTTCTTCCCATAAATCAAAACTTGGCGTGTTATAGTTACGTACAATATAATCAAGATCTCTTTCAATTATAGGTAAGATAACATTATTACATAGTGTATACCACCCCTTGTTATAAAAAAAATTATATAATTTAATCATATTTAATCCTCTAAGTGCAGGACCATCATTCTGAGGTCTACCCCAAGGTTCATTAAACGCACTTTTATCTGGATTAAATTTAGGTTCACCTAATCCAGTTAGTGTGTCTGTATTTTGCAATTCAAACTCTGTTTCTATATAATTCATTATTTCAGATAAATACAAATTCGTTCTCTTATGTTCTTCTATAATAGACCGGTATACTAAAGCCGCATCTCTTATCCAATAATATCTATAATTTGGAGAATAAGAAGGAGAGGCATATAAAATATTATAAAAAATATTTTCCTTAATTTTTTTTATACATATTTCTTTTGTTTTATTGATATCCATTATACTATACTATTTATATTTTTATCGTCGCTTACAACAACCACATTTTTGATTCACTGTTCCATCAATATTTAGACAAGTAGGGCAGCAATTACTACGCACACAATATTCACAGATATTATTATAGGTGCCGTCTTCATTCTTACAATCCCTACATCCATGCCTTTTTTTACAGATAGAACAATCATCTTTAAATACGTAGGCACCTGTGAGCTCCTTTCTATATTTAATACAACTCTTACATCCATATTTTGTTTTCTCTTTCAGATTAAATTTTGCCTTCTCCTCAAGACTATAGAATTCCTGCTTACATATTTTAATCAAATTTTTTGGGTCATCCAATTTAAGCCAATTATTATGTGTAAAAAGATACTCGACTTCATTCCATTTCCAAATATTAATCGCCGAAATACTAATATTATATTTTTTTTGTAGCATCTTTAGATTTGCTTTGTTTTTTCCACAAATATCCTCGGTTAGTTTATTAGAAACCCTTATACTTACTTGGCGATCCCTATAATACCTGTTAAAGGCATCATGATTTGTTGGGGGATTGTAGTACTGCATGGTTTGTTTGCTGTTTGTTTGTATTTAAGATATTGTTGAATAAAATTATTCAATTTTTTCATATTTAAAAGATTAAAGGTATATAATTATAAATGGACCTTTATTCTTTAAAGAAAATTGGTCAGGGCGGGTTTTCAAAGGTAGAACTAGTTAAAGATGCGAACACATCTAAATTATATGCTCGTAAAACTATTTTTCCTAGATATGTAAAACACGTTCATAAAGAAATAAAAATTCTCAATATTTTAAAAAAGATTAAACACAAAAATATTGTCAACTATATCGGAAATCAATATAGCGAAAATAAATTGGGATTAATTTTTGAAAGATTGGAATTAAATCTATATGATTTTTATAAACAATATCCTGAAAGAATAGATTATTTGTTAGTCTGTAAATTTACTAAACAAATACTAGATGGTATAGAATTTATTCATTCTATTTTTATAATCCATGCTGATTTAAAACCAGAAAATGTAATGATAAAAGACCTTGAAACCACGACAATTAAAATTATAGATTTTGGATCAAGTATTGTTAACGGATTAGATAAACATACACATTTCTATCGTGTATCTAGATACTATCGTGCACCAGAACTTGTTTATGAAGAACAATTTAATGAAAAAATAGATATCTGGAGTGTAGGATGTATTTTGTATGAACTAATCGTTTTTAAACCACTGTTTGTTTCTAGAAATGCCCAAACACTAAAACTTATTATGACTACACTTAGCTATGAAAGAGGATTTTTGAAATACCTACAAATGAATCATCTTTTTATAAGTTTTAGTAATAATGAACAATTATATATTGCAAGTCTTCTATATAAATTATTGGAATATAACCAAGAAAATAGATATTCAGCAACTAAATGTCTAACTTCTCCTTTTTTTAATTAAATTTATATTTGATTATAATAATGAGTAAATCGCAGAAAAAAATTAAAATTTTCGAAAAACATCAAGAAAAATTTGGTAATAGTATAACTGGAAAAGTTATAAGTCTAGATTTTGATGATCTATCTGGACTCTTCTGGGTTCACTCTCCTAAAAATCTAAAAAACAAATTATCAAATGGTCGACATACTCCTAATAAATTTGATTTTAAAGATATTAATGAATCTAATTCTAATATAGAAGAAGGGTATATCATTACATGTAATTTTGTTATTAATAAAACAAAATCAGGTAAAGAACTCAAATTCTTTAATGTAAAAACCAAAGAGATTAAAAAAACAAAAAAAAATAGTCTTAATGATAAAAAAAGAAATAGAAGTAATAAATTTAATAAATCTAAACCACTACCTAGAGTTTTTATGTTATTTGGTCATTCAAATGAATGTACTCTTTTAGATATAGATAGTACACAATCATTGAATGTTATTAATGATAAAAGTAGAATAAATCTAAAGGAAGATTTTAAAGATGTTCTACCATATAACAATAAAATTAAATTTCTTAATGGTCAACTGTCTGGAAGAATGGGACTAACTAGTACTAGTTATAGTATTATGGAATTTATGCAAAGTAGCGACTATTTCAGAGATTTGATTTATACCTCAAAAAATATGAATGATATGAAAGAATTAGATAACTTTTTAAATATAGTAAGTAAAACTCACGATTACTACGGTGATGGACAAGATACTCATTTTGGTATTTATCCTAGAACAAATAAAAATGGAAAAACTATTAATGGTCCTAAAGATTCTGCTGTCACATTTCTTCCATCTACAGAATCTGGTAAATACGAGTTTTATAATGGTAGTTCATGGCCTGTAGGTATATATGAACTGCCTATATTTGATACTAATGATTTTTATACTTCGAATCAAAAGTACACAACATTGTTTAAAAATTATAAAAAATCGAAGGACCCTAGTTGGGAGTTTTTTAGTGTTATTAATGATCCACCTCCACACCGCCTTTTAAAAAGAGGACTTCTTTTAGATATACCACAATCAACAGAATTCGAAAATGAATCCGAATATTTAGATATGTTAAAACCAGAAATAGATGAGATAACTAAATATAACAAATTTTTAATGAATGATATAAGTTCGCAAGAATATTTTTCTCCAGAGCGATACTTTAGTTTAAGTTATTTAATACGGAATATTATTAGACTGGCTAATATTAAACCTGATGAAGAAATTATTTTTATTACTAATATCTGTAGAGGAGTAAATTCGCCACATAATACTAACCCATCAATAAAGGGTCAATTTCCGATATTTAATCAGATGTATGACCCATTAGTAGGAAAACAAACCAAAAAAAGAATTAATGCTTTAAGAAGAAATTCTAGAGGTGGAACACGGAAAAAAAAATAAATTATTTTATTATAATATAATATAATGCCTGTTATTAGAACCCCCGAAGGCTATGAGAAAATACATGTTGTTAATCTTGCGGATGATTTAAGTAATAATAATTCTTCTACTCCTGTCAAAACCGCATTTACTATTATGAATACTATTGCTATTGCGGGTGGAACACTTTTAGCACCAACCGTTGTATTTAGTAACACACACGATGTTACAACTTTAAGACATATGTCTATTGTTGGATTCCAAGGTAGTAGTAATACAGTTCCAACTGTTATTACAGAAGATAGTTCGTGTACTGTAGAATTATGGGTTTCTGATACGAATGTAGAAGCGGATTTCTATGGACCAATTGCATTCGGAGAATTCAGTAATGGATTTTTATTTTTTGGTCAGGTATATAATTTATGTGCTAATTTTATAAAATTAAGAATAGTGAATTCTTCAGCGGTTAATACAAATGTTAGTATAAAATATTTGTTTAGCACTTAATTCCAATTTATAAATTTATTAATTTCTTTTTTTATTTTTTTATTATATAGTAGAATGGCTAATTTAACAAATATACAAATAACCAATCTTATTAAAAGATTAAATTTTGCATTAGGTGAAGTTGATTTAAGTGATACGGTTATCTTTACAGAAGGAGAAAAACAAACTCTGGAGCATATAAAATATAACCCAATAACTGATAAAGTTGAAGCTGATAGAGCTATTGAGACCACACTAAATAGTATATATTTAGGTGAACAGCATAAAATGTCTTCCGGTAGTGAAAATATTTATTTTACTAATATGTCCTCTAATACGAATTGGTATCCTATGTGGGGTGGTATTAAAGACCAGTCATTACCTGAAAACCAAACAGACGCAGGTTTATATGCACCTTCAGCTAGAGTATTTGGCCCTTATGGAGTAAAAGAATTAGGCGGACAACCAGTTCTAGGTACTGCTATACCTTATGAGGGGAATGACCTTTTTGAAAATAATATGTCTTGTATGGGTATTACTACTGTAGTTGCCGAAGAGGTTCCAGCACATATTAGATTAAAATACGAACTATCGGTTGATGGAACTCCTGTATATAATCAGATTTTAAAACACAATGGTCTTGTGGTTAATCAGACACTATCATGGGTTTTTGATCACCCTTTAGATATTCTCGCTGGTTCTACAAATCATGCTTCTATTAGAAAAATAGATACACAAAACGAGAATTTAGAGTTGCTTCTAGTTTGTCAGGGAGATAATACAGTCACCGGGGGACAGGTACGGTATCAAACAGATATTCAAAACAGAGGATTTGAAGATAAAACGATAGCGTATATTGATGATTTAGAAACACTTGATGTAGTTGGCTACTATGATTTATATGTTGATCCAAGTTATGTAGGCACCGATTCAGATGGTACAAATCTAAGACCATATACTGTTCTTGCAATTGCTATTACGGCATCTGAAGCCGGTAATAAAATATTCATTAAAGGAGATAATATTATTACTGATTCTATAATTATACCACATAGTTTAAGTTTCTATGGAATTGATGGAACTAAAATTAGATATGCTAATTATTCCAATGCTAATAATAATCTTCTTAAATTTACAGGAACAGATAATACCGCGGTATTTATATTTAAAAATATAGAATTTAATTATGCTGGCAAATATGCAATTAACATAACAGGCGGTGCGGCAAGTGTTGATATAATAGATTGTAAATTTCGCTATAATGGATGGAATGGAGCTAATCTAAATACAGTAGCATCATCTGTTTCAACTACTCTTGGATATGATTCTACACAAGCAGACCTACAAGCGTTTTATACCTCAACCGACACATCTAATGGTGGTGCTATGTTACTGGAAACAATTACAAATCTACAGGTTGTAGGTAATAAAGTTCTAAATAACCTAAGAGGTATTAAATTAGCGGATTGTGGTATTAATGGAAATGGATTTATTACTCGTAATGTTTCCGCTCAGAATATTGACTCGGGTATATATCTTGG